CTGTACACGAATGCGATCAAGCCTGTGTTCGGGTGGATCGCCGACCGGGCGACGTGGGTGTGGAACAAGGGCGTCAAGCCCGCCTTCGACCTGCTCAAGGGTGGCTTGAGGGCTGTCGGTGCGGCCTTCAGGACGGCGAAGGACTACATCGGCGAGCAGTGGGGGAAGGTCTCCGCGCTGGCCCGTAAACCTATCCAGTACATCGTGGACGTCGTCTACAACAACGGCGTCCGCGGCGTGTGGAACAAGGTGGCGGGTGCGTTCGGCGCACCGAAGTTGCCCAAGTACACGTTCGCTTCGGGTGGCATCATGCCTGGCTACACGCCGGGTCGCGACGTCCACAAGTTCGTCTCGCCGACCGGCGGGGCGCTCGAACTGTCCGGCGGCGAGTCCATCTTCCGGCCCGAGTTCACCCGGGCGGTCGGGTCCGGCTTCGTCGGCGCCATGAACTCGATCGCCAAGTCGCGTGGCGCTCAGGGCGTGAAGGCGGCCTTGGCGCCGGTGTTCGGCGGGAACCCGAACACTCCGACGGACACGTCGCTGCGGTACGCGAACGGCGGCATCACGCAGTCGTTCGCGGACGGCGGGATCTTCGGCTGGATCGGCAAGGCGGCCTCTGCGGCGGCCGGCGCCGGTTCGGCGGCCTGGAACGGCATCAAGAGGGGCGCCTCCTGGCTGAAGGGCACCTTGGAGGCTTCCGCGCGTGCGGGCGTCAAGAGCGTCGTCAACCCGCTGCTGGCCAACTTCCCGGGCATGGATACCGGGTTCGGGAAGCTGGTCCGCAGCATCCCGACCGGGATCATCGACGCCCTGTTCGGCTACAGCAAGGAGGCCGACAAGAAGGGCGGCGGCGGTGTCGGCGGCCCGAAAATCCAGGCCGCACTGAAGTGGGCGAAAACCCAGAACGGGCTGCCCTATCAGTGGGGCGGCAACGGCAACCCCAGCTGGGACTGTTCGGGTCTGGTCTCTGCGATCGAGTCCGTCATTCGCGGCCAGAAGCCACACCGGCGGTGGGCGACGGGCGCGTTCTCAGGGAAGACGGCACCTCCCGGGTGGGTCCTGCACGGTGACAGCCCGTACAGGATCGGCATCACCAACGCCGGCGTCGGCCACACGGCGGGCACCCTCGGCAAGACCAACGTCGAGAGCAGGGGTGGCGACGGAGTCATCATCGGGAAGGGGGCCCGCGGCTACCGGGACAAGCTGTTCACCTCCTGGTACGGGTTCCAGCCCGGCAAGTACGACTCCGGGGGCTACCTGCAGCCAGGCCTCAACCTCGCCTACAACGGCACCGGACGCCCAGAGCCGGTCTTCACGACGGCGCAGTCCAATGCGCTGACGTCGATGGCGGGCCGTGGCGGGTCGTCGGGGCCGGCGAGCTTCCGGGGCGACCTGTATCTCGACTCCGGGGAGTTCCTCGGCAAGGTGCGGGGTGAGGCCACCCAGGTCATGCAGCAGGGACAGCAGCAGCTGATCTCTGTACTCAACGCGAACTGAGGAGGCTCCCTTGCCGATCCCCGGGAACCTCCTCAGCCCGACCACCGAGTCCGTCGACCCGAACACCTCTGGGTGGACGCCGAAGCTGAACTGCACACTACTGAAGGGGACGGGTGGCCGGAACGGAGACGGCTGCCTCACCGTCAGGTCGGTCGCGGCCGGCGAGGTGCAAGCCCGCACCGTCTCCTCATATCCGGTCACCGCAGGCACCACCTACCAGGTGTTCGCGGACGCGGCCGGGGCGTCCGTCCCGGAACGCATCGGGATCCGCTGGCTGAACTCGGGCGGCATCGAGATCAGCATCACCTGGTCGCTGACGACGATGGCCGCCTCCGCCGGCTGGCACCGAGTCGGTGTGGCCGGGATGGCGCCGGTGGGGGCGACGCAGGCGCAGGTGCTGCTGTCGTCCACACCTGCGGCCGGGGCCGTCAACCAGTTCTGGGAGAACGTCTACCTCGGCCTGCCCATCAGAACGACCGGCAACCTGTTCGGCTTCAACGCCGAGGCCGCCGAAGTTGACGCGACGGGCTGGACACCCCTCGTTAACTGCACCATCACCCGACAGGTCCCGGCCTTGTCGTGGGCCGTTGACTATTACTTGGCGGGTGGTCACACCGTCGCCATGACCGCCACAGCCAGCGGCAACGCGTCGATGCTGACGACCGACCGGCCTACCGTCACACCTGGCGTCGAGTACATCGTCTACGCCTTCCTGCAGCCGCCCGTTCTGACCGCAACTGCATGGCTTGAGCTGCGGTTTTACGACTCAGTCGGCAACCAGATCGCCGTCCAGCGCAGCGTCCTGGCCGCGCCAGGAACGGGCATGTATCGGCAGCGGGCATCCCTGACCGCGCCATCCAATGCGGCGACGTGCGCGGTCGCGGCCGGCCTGGACACGGCGTCTGCCGGGCAGGTGCTGCGCCTGGAGACCGTGGTGGCTGCGGTCGCTCCGAAACTCCAGGCCGGGTCGGTGCTCTCGTATGCAGACTCCAGCTTCGAGCAGGGCGTCGGCGGCTGGGTGACCGGCGCCGGTGTGGCGACGCTCGCCCGCACCACCCCGTGGGGGAACTCCTACTTCGACGGCGCCTACGCGCTCGCCGTATCGTCGGCGACCGCTACGACGTCGACGATCCGCTCGGGCCGGTTCCCGGCGCCGGGCGGCGCGGGCCTGAACTGGCGGGCGCAGGTCATCGCCCATCCGGCGGCCGGGACTTGGTCTTCGGTGCTGACGAGGATTCGCTGGTACGACGCCGCGAACGTCGACCTCGGGGCGTCCACGGGAACCTCCTACGGTTTCCCCGGCTCTTCTTGGTATGTGCTGCCCTCGGATGGTGCGGCGCCCGCGAATGCGACGCAGGCCGCGGTCGAGCTGGTTGTGACCGCGTCGGCGACGAGCTCGGTCATACATGTGGACTGGGCAGTCCTGTGGCAGGTTCTGCCGCAGACCGCAGTCGCCGTGGCCGGGGACGGCAGCTATGTCGAGCTGACTCTTCGGGAGTCGCCGCTCGACTACCTGCTGACCGTGAACCGGGTTGCCGCCGATGGCTCCCGAACGCTGGTGCGCGGCGAGTCCGGGCTGATCAACCAGCAGGTCATCGTCTCTGACCTGGTGGTCATCGAGGACCATGAGGCGCCCATCGGCGTGCCGGTCTACTACAGCATCGACATCTACACTGCGGCCGGCGTGCTGGCGTCCACCCGGACATCCGGGTCCGTGACGGTGCTCCTGGCGGACATCAACGAGGCGTGGTTGAAGGATCCCGGGAACCCGCAGCGGGCGGTAAAGGTGCTGGTGCAGCGCGCACCCGACTGGAGCAGGCCCATCGAGCAAGCTCCATTCGTCGTCAGGAATCGGCGCAACAAGGTCACCTTGTCCGGTCTGAGGCAGGGACTCGAAGGGGACCTCGCCATTTGGACGCGCTCCGACGAGGAACGTATCGCCCTGCACCTGTTGCTCGACTCTGGGAACGTCCTGCTGTGGCAGGCCAACCCGGGCATGGGCGTCGTTGACATGTACGTCAACGTCGGGCAGGCACCTGAAGGGCGCGTCGGCCAGCTCGCACAGGAGGTGTGGCGGGCGTGGACGCTGCCGCTGACTCAGGCGGACATGCCGGTGGCCGTCGGCGTCTCCGGCTCTGGCGGCCGCACCTGGACGGACGTGATCGCCGAATTCGACACCTGCGCTGACCTGCTGCCCGTGTACGCGACGTGCGAGGACTTGCAGCTCGACCGGCGGACGGGGTGAGCGCATGTACGAGGTGTCCGATCGGTTTTTGCAGCGCCTCGCCGAATCCCACACCGTGGCCACCCGCGTGCAACTGTTCCTCACGGACGGCCAGGTCGTCGACCTGGAGCACACCGGGGGCAGCGTCACCGTGGACCGCGGGCAGTCGATCCGCCGCACCTGCACGGTGACCGGATGCGACGTCACGCTCATCCCCCGAAGCCCATCTGACCAGTTGGCGACGTATGGGGCGCGGCTACGGCTCGCCCGCGGCGTCGACTACGGCGACGGCACGCAGGAGTTGGTGCCGTTGGGTGTGTTCCGCCTGGATGCGGTCGAGGGCGACCTCGGCCAGGGCCCCGTCACCCTGCAGGGCAAAGACTTGTCGGCGGTTGTCACCGACGACAAGTTCACCGCCCCATATACGGCGACCGGCACCGTCGTCAGCGCCGTCACCGCACTGATTGTCCGATCCATCCCGGACGCGGCCGTCATCACCGACATCGTCGATGCGGCGATCGGGCGACGCGCATTCGACGTCGAAGGGGATCCATGGGCGGCCGTCCAGGAGATCGCCGCAGTCGCGGGCGCCGTCGTATATCCGAACGCCGACGGCGTGTTCGTCATCGCCACCCTGCCTGACCTGCTCACAACCGAGCCGGTGTGGGCTGTCGAGGCCACCGAGGGCGGCGTCTACATCTCCGGGACTCGGGCCATGACCTCGGACAGCGTGTTCAACGGGGTGCTCGCGCGCGGTGAGAACACAGCCGACAACGTGGCGCCCGTGTCCTACCTGGCAACGGACAACGACCCCAACTCGCCGACCTACTGGGGCGGCCCGTTCGGACGTCGGCCGGACTTCCACACCTCGTCCGCCCTCATCACGTTGGGCGCCTGCACGCAGGCCGCCAATCTGAAGCTTGCCGCAGCCAAGTCGCCGAACGCTGGCGGGAACTTCAGCTCCCTGCCGAACCCGGCCTTGGAGGCCGGGGATGTGCTGCGGGTACTGCACGAGGACGGCACCCGTGAGTTGCATCAGGTGGCCGCGTTCACGGTGCCGTTGGACCTCGGCGGGGATTTCCCGATTTCCACGATCTCGGCGAAGGAAGACTCGTGACGGTCGACCGGCCAGCCCTGGCCGTACACCGTGACCTCGCGTGGGCGCTGAAACAGCAGGCCAAGCGGACCGGCGAGCAAGAGAGTGCGGTGCGCGGCTCCGACTGGCGCCTCGCCACCGTGAGCGCGGTCGGCACCGACGGCACCGTCACCGCGGACGGCATCGTCTGCCGCCGCCTGGAGACCTACCCGAACGCGGCCGTCACGGATGTCATCGCCATCAGCCAGTCCTCGGCGGGCAACTGGCTGGCCTGGGGGCGCATGGCCGCCGACAGCGACAACCTCGGCGCCCGCCTGTTCAAAATCAAGACCACCGCCACCGGTCCCCGCACATCAGCCACCCCAGCCGCCGACCCGCACCTGTCCGCACTCCTCGCGGGCAACGCCACCTACACCCTCGACGTGTTCGCGAAATGGTCCGGCGACGGCGCCTCCGACATCAACTGGAGCTGGGTCATCCCTTCTGGAGCGACCGGCAGTTGGGTCTGCTACGCGGGCGACACCGCCATGACCGCGCTGCCGTCCACGATGCGCAACATCGACACCGCCATCAGTGGCGGCTCCCGCTCCTACGGCGTCATCGCCACCGTGATTGGCGTCGCCATGCGCGGCACCGTCCACACCACCACCGCCGGCACTTTCGCGGCGAACTGGGGTGCACAGACGGGCGGCGGGGCGGGCGTGACCTTGTACGAAGACTCGTGGATGAAACTCGAAAGGACGGCGTGATGGCCCTCGGATACCCCTATGTGTCGCTCACCGGACAGTCCGAGGAAGGCGCCGTCGAAGTGCAGGTCGCAGTCCTCGACGAATACCACTTGGTCGACGAGGCGGCGCTCCTCCAGGCGGTCCGCGACCAGATCGCCGCAAGCCCCGGCGTCACCTCGGTCGGCGCCGACCGCTACGAGGTCCGCATCACGCCCGTCCCGGAGGCCTGATGGCGACCGACGACTACGGGCAGGGCATCACCCTGATGGGACTGACGGACGCCCCCAGCATCCCGAAGGCCATCGCCGACCTCGCCGCCGGCGTGGTCCCGCGCGGCGTGATGCGTTTCGCGTCCGCGACCACCCGCGGCGCCACCCTTGCTGGGGCGTTCGCGCCGGTCGAGGGCATGGTGACCTGGCTGCAGGACGTCAACCGCCTGGAGGTGTACGACGGCTCAGCATGGGTGACGCCCCCGCAGCCGGTGACCACCACTACAACGGGCGCGACCGCGGCCGGCGGCTTCACCCTGGTCAGCTTTCAGGGCTGGAAGACAGGCCATGTGGCGACGATCAACCTGGCCGTCTCCCGCAGCGGCAGCAACATCGTGAGCGGCGCGGGCGGCAGCATCGCCGACACCGCGATCGGTACTCTCCCCGCCGACTGGCGCCCCCCGGACACCATCTACTCCGGTGTCGGCGACGGTTTCGGCAATGGCGAGTGCTCCATCACGGCAGCTGGCCTCGTCTCGATCCGCTCCTGGTCCTCCAACTCCAGTGGATCGGCGACCGTCGGCATCGTTACTGGCCGTTTCCTGCGTGTCACGAAGACGTTCATCCAGCCCTGACGAGGGGCTCTTCATCTCCGGAAGGGGGCCACTTTGAAGCTCGTTACGAGAACTCAGCTCGGCTGGCCCGCGTCGGCCGCGCCGACGCAGACGTCCACGAAGGGCGTGAAGGTCCACTACGAGGGCACGCCCGTATCCACCCGCCTGTTGGCCGACCACGACGCCTGCCTTGCCGAGTGGCAGGCCATCCGCAAGAGCCACCTGGCGAACACGACCGAGAACTACTCGGACGTCGCCTACAACTACGCGGCCTGCCCGCACGGCTATCTCCTCGAGGGACGTGGCATCGGCAAGCGCACCGGCGCCAACGGCAACCAGGAACTGAACATCGCGCACTACGCCATCGTCGGCCTCGTCGGCGACGAGGGCCTCACCGAGCCGACCGACGCCATGCTCGCCGCGATCCGCGACGGCATCGACCTGCTGCGGCGCAACGGCGCCGGCACCGAGATCCGGGGGCACCGGGACGGCTACGCCACAGCGTGCCCCGGGCCTGCCCTGTACGCGTGGGTGCAAAAGGGCGCCCCGCGACCAACTTCCCTCGAGGAGGACGACGTGCCCCTGACCGACGCCGACGCCGAAAAGGTCGCGGTCGCGACCGTGAACAAGCTGCTCAAGGGCGGCGCTCTGGAGACCAGCGACGTCGACCGCATCGCGAAGGCGGTCGCCGCTCGCCCAGCCACGCTGACCGACGCGCAGGTCCAGGCGCTGGCCACGAACCCGGCGCTCGCCGAGGCCATCGCCGAGAAGGTCGCGGTCAAGCTCGCCGAACGACTCGCCAAGTGACCGTGATCGACTACGACCTGGAGTTCTTGGAGGACGGCCGCACCATCGAGCTGATCTCCATCGGCCTTGTCTGCGACGACGGCCGCGAGTACTACGCGGTGAACTCCGAAATGCCCGTCGACCGCATCCTCAACCATCAGTGGCTGAAGGCCAACGTGTGGCCGCACCTCCCGCTGCGTGGATACAAGCCCGCTCCCCAGATCAACGCCCTGCAACAGAGCGACGGAGCGCTGGACGCCAGCGATACCCGAGTCCGGCCGAAGTGGGTCATCGCCAACGAGGTACGCGATTTCATCCAGGCGGCCGGGCCACACATCGAGCTGTGGGCGAACTACGGGGCCTACGACCACGTCGGACTCGCTCAGCTATGGGGGTCGATGATCCGGCTTCCCGAGGGCGTGCCGATGTTCACCAACGACATCCAGCAGGAACGGGCCCGGCTCGGCATCGCCTGGGACGACCTGCCCAAGCAGGAGTCCGGCGAGCACAACGCCCTCGCGGACGCCAGACACAACCAGACCGTCCGGCGCTGGCTCGCCGAACAGGAAGCGAGAACCCCGTGAACGAGTCGCTCGATAAGGCCTACTGGATCGGCCTGCTCATCTCCGTCGTCCTGCCCGTCCTCGTCGGGCTGGTCACCAAGCAGGTCACGCACGCCGGCTTCAAGGCCGTGCTGCTGCTCGCGCTCAGCACCTTGAACGGGTTCCTCGTCGAGTACGCGAACCCCGGTCCCGGTTACGACTTCGGCACCGCCGTGATCCTGACGCTCGTCGCCTTCGCCGTCGGCGTCCTCAGCCACTTCGGCCTGTGGAAGCCGACCGGGGTCAGCGGCAAGGCGCAGTCCGCCCTCGGTGGCGGCGCACCGCGGACGGTGTAGATGCCGGGCAGGGCCCGCCTCTTCAGCGGGCGCCCAGGGGTTCGCGGCAGGTTCCTCGTCTTCATGGGTGCGGGAAAGGTCTGCCTCGGCGCGTCCTTCATTTTCGAGCCGCCACCGATGGCAGGCCTGTCTCTGCTGACCCGCTTCGCGCCGCTGCACTGCTGGGCGTGGGTGTGGATTATCGCCGGCGCCGTCACGTTCGCCGCGGCGTGGGTGCCGTTCACACGGGATGTGTGGGGCTTCGTTGCCGCATCGGTGCCGCCCACGCTGTGGGCGTTCGTGTATGGCTGGTCCGGCTTGGTGGATCATTACTCGCGCGGCCTGTGGATTTTCGGCTGGTACATCACATCGCACTGTGGGGTGATCTGGTGCGCATCACGAGTCCCACCTGAGGCCGGATCACCCGAGTCCCTCGGCCGGGTGGTTGAGGGGAGACCCGGGTGAACGGTGTCTGGGGACTGGTCGGCGGCGGCGTCACGCTGATCGGCGTGATCATGAGCGGATACTTCACGTACCGGGGGAGCAGGACGGCAGCCGCAATCCAGGCCGCCCCGGCAGCGAAACAGCAGGACTTCGCCGTGCTGCAGGCGACGGTGACGCGAGTCGACGAGGAGAACGGCAAGTTGAGGGACCGACAGTCACGACTGGAGTCCCTGCTGCGCGCCTTCTCGTGGACGGCTGACCGATGGGCGCGCCAGATGGACCGGGCCGGGATCACACCCGATCCGCCGCATCCTCTGGTGGACGAGTACAACCGAACTGGAGTGTGAGCATGCCTGAACCTGTGGCTCGTCCGCCGCGCCGCGACACTACGGCCGCCGACGCCGTAAGCCTTGAGCGGATGGGCCGTCTCGACGAGCAGCCCACGCCCGCGCAGTGGTCTGGCCTGTTCCTCGAACCGGATCTCCCGCCTGCGGTTGAGGAGTAGCCGTGGCCCGTATGCTGGCCCGCATGCATCCCTCGTTCTGCCCGTACTGCCGCCGTAGTCCGGGCCTGGACTGTCCGGATGCGGGTGTGGACAAGCGGACGCAGCGTGTGCGGGAGAAGCGTGCGTGGCGTCGCGAGGCGTGGATGGTCTACCAGTCCGCGATCCGCTGGTAGTTCGGCTGGTAGCAGTAGTAGTTCGGCCCTCGGCGCTTCGGCGTCGGGGGCCGCTTCGTCATGTCCCGTCGGTGAACAGCGGATTCTCCAGGTGTCGGGCGAGGATCCACTCTTCGTCACCGCGGCGGCAGGTCAGGATGAGCCGGATCGGCTTGCCGACATACTCGCCCTGCCACATGGCCTGGGGCTTGCCGCCCATCCAGCGTCCGGGCCTGGTTCGCTGCATGGCGCGAAGCGTGCCAGTGCCCACGTCGAGCGAGAAAGGCTCGGGGCCGCGTCCGTCCTCGTCGGTTCCGTTGACGTGCGGGGAGAACTGGAAGGGTCCCCAGACGAAGGCGTCGATGTCGGCCTGCGTCGCATTCCTCTCCGGGTGGAGGACAGTGTGGTCCTTGTCGTCGTTGCCGACGGTGATGCGTACTTCGTCGAGCCGGCGAAGCGCGTCGGGCCCGCCGAGGTGCACGTTGAGCAGGGCTTGGCCGTTGCCGGTCTCCACCAAGTCGAGGTCGAACTGTGGCGTCAGGTCGGCGTGCCACCGGTCCTTCTCGATGCGGGCCACCGTGTCCGCAGTGTCTGCGGACCGGTGAGCTGCACGCCATGCGCCGGCCGCCGCGGCTGCGCTGAGGGCGGCTGTGGAGAAGGTGGCGATGTCGCCCCAAGGGATGTCCATGCGGCCGGAGCGTAGCGGGAAACGGCGACGCCCCCACCCCCTCGCTGTATGGCGGGGGAGCGGGGGCGCTGTGGTGTGCGGTTAGAGTCCGGGGAGGTCCCCGCCTGTTAACGGCAGGCGGGGATCGCTCACTTCGCGGGCGTGGCGTAGGAGCGGAACCCGACCCGGTCAGCTTCGGCGGCCAGCGTCTCCCGCCAGCCGTCTGGCGGCGGGTGCTCGGAGTCCTCACCGTCACCTCGGTAGAACAGCCAAGGCTCCGAGTCGGGGCCGACGGCGATGAATTCGATCCCGAGCTTCTTCGCGTCGGCGATGAGGGAATCGACGGCGACGGAGAGTCCGCTGCGGATCTTCGCGTTGCGGACCGGGTAGCGGGTGTACAGGGTTCCTTCGGTCGACACCTGCCCCGAGTCAGGGTCGTTGTTGGCGAAGCCGTCATCGCTGTAGTCGATTTTGGCGTGCCAGCCGCCGTAGGGCTCGTCGTTGATGCGTTCGGCGAGTGGCGCCCAGGTGACGGTGATTCCGGTGGACCAGTAGCGGCCCGACTTGCTGATCATGCGGTCTCCTTGTTCGTGTGGTGCTTGCGGATGTGGTTGGTGACGCTGGCGGGGGCGCCGACGTAGCCGCAGCCACGCGGGCACACCTCCCAGCCTCCCTCGGCGACGGCCGCCTCGGTCACCGACTTGTCGGGCCCGAAGCCGTGCTCGGCAAGCAGGCGTGGAACGGACGCCTCGTAGCGGACGGCCATCAGAGCGGCCTCGGCAACCTTGTCGTGGCCCTGGGCGAAGAAGCGGCCCAAGCCGATTTCCCTGCCGCAGCCACACCAACAGAAGCCGTTCGGGATCAGGCGCTCGCTCACTTCCCCTCCAGTAGTACGCCGATGGCGGCCACGACGTCGGACACGGCTTGGTTGTACGCCTCGTCCTCCGGGGTGTCGGTGTCGTCGTTCAGGTACTCCCCGCGTGCCGCCTCGATCGCCTCGGCGAGTACGTCGAGGCGGTACTGCGGAAGCAGGTGGGCGGCCACACGCTCGACGACAGCGTCGTGCGTCAAGGGCGCCAAGTGGTAGTGGGTTCCCTGCAAGGGGGCGAGGGCTTTACGCACCCGCCCCTGGAGTTCGGTGCTCTGTGTCTCGGTGTTCGTCATGAACCCAAGGTAGCGAGTCTTGGGTCGCAGTCAAAGGTGAATGTCAAGACTAGAGTGAGGGGTAGCGCATAACGTTCCCTTGAGCGCTGCCAGTTGATCAGCCACAGCTCTCGATAACATGCCATATGGCGGGCCCCGCTCCGAGGAGGAGCGGGGCCCTTGCTGCTGCCCGACGTTAGTGCTCGTGGCAGAAGCAGAACGAGCTACCGCATGAGTAACAACTCGGGCGGCCGTCGCACCGGGTGCAACGTGGGGAAGTCTTCGAGCAGTACGCCGGCTCGGTGTGGTGCTTGACCGCGTCCTCGCTCGTCTCGTCGTAGTCCTGGCGGCAGGTCGGTGTGGTGCAGGTCGTCATGGCGGGAGTCTGGCAGAGCCAGGCTGGGCATGCTGGCGATCAGGCAATTCTATGGTTGATAATGACAGTTATCCAATACTGAGAGGATGGCCCATGCCCGCCTTCAAGCGCCTGAAGCGGTCGGACCTCGGCACCCTGACCCGGGCGGATCTCCAGGACCGCATCGAAGCGGAGAACGCATACTGGGACCGCAAGTGCCGACGGGGCCTCAGTGAGGCTGACGCCGCTGCACACCAGGAGTTCAGCGTGATCCTCCACGCTGCGATCGACCCTGGCGCATCCCTCGCCCACGCACAGCACTACCTGGAGACCGGTGTGGACAACGGCTACTGGGACGAGAAGCCGGGTGCTCCGGGGAGCAAGCCGTGACCGCCCTCTTCCCGTGCCCGTCGGTGGACCCTTCGCCCGACCACCCTGAACTGAGCATCCGCGCGGCAAAGGCGCGCTGGTCGCAAAACTCGGACGGCATCTGGACGTGGTACCCGCAGCCCGACGGAGTGCAGTACGCCGTCGACCCACTGGCAGACGGGATGCTTCACCCGTTCGGCGCCTTCCACGAGGCCGGACACGCAGTGATCGCCCTGGCCCAAGGGATTGGGGTGGACGGCGTGCACTTACTCCCGGCCGAGGAGAACGTGTTCCACACCGTGGTCAGCGGCACGATTCCCCGAGAGTCTGGGTATCTGACGATGCTCGCGGCGGGAGAGCGGGCGTCTGACCGGTGGCTGCGGGAGAGCGGCGCATGGACGCCAGAGCGGGCATGGACCGCCGAACGCTGCGCTGAGGGTGACCGCGAGGAAGCCGTCGACTATGCGGCCCGGTGCGACATGCCGTTCGACCTCACGGCCCACCCATGGGACGGCTGGACGCAGGTGTGCGGCTGGGCCGACGGAAGTCTGAACTACCACTGGCACCGCGTTTGCGCCGTCGCGGCGGCCCTACTGGAGGGCACATCGCTGGACGCCGAAGACGTCGCACGTGTCTCCGGACTCGATAACCCGTCCGCCTGAACGCTTTCTGGAGACCCTATGCTCGGCCGTGACCACGCATCCCTCGTCCCGCGCCCGTCGGCGGAGGTGTCGACCGACCGGCACGACCCCCGCGACGACTGGCCCGACGAAGCCCGCCAAGTCGCCGACCACCTCACCGCCATCTACGGCGACCACGATCCACTACCCACCATCGCCGGAGGATGGATCGCCCGCCAGAAGTCCCGCCACACGCGCCGCGCCTACGTCCGCACCTTCAAGGCATGGGAGGAGTACGCCCGCTCCACCGGCATCCACCCGCTCCAAGCCAAGCTGCCGCTCGCCGACGCCTACGCCAAACACCTCGCCAAGACGCCGACGAGGAACGGGCGCCCGCCCGCCGAGACCACCCAGGCTCAGGCCCTCGCCGCCGCCGGGTCCTTCTACACCTACGCCGCCCGCCTCCAGGCCGTCGACTCCGACCCATTCGCCGCCGTCAACCGGCCCTACGTCGACCCCGACTACTCGCCAACAGAAGGCATGACGGATGAGGAGACGATGCGGCTCATCGAGACCGCACGCGACTGGGCGCCCCGCTCCTACGCCCTCGTCATGCTCCTCTACCTCACCGGCGCCCGCGTCGACGAACTCCTTTCCCTCAACGCCGACCAGCTCGGCTACGACCGAGGGCACCGCACCCTGCCCCTCACCCAGAAGGGCGGCAAGAAGCGGCCCGCCCCAGTCCCGCCGCTCGCCCTCGACGCGCTCCTCGCCCACCTCGGCGACCGCACCGACGGCCCCCTCTTCGCCACCGAGACCGGCCGCCGCTGGACCCAGCCCGAAGTGTGGAAGCACCTCCGCGTCCTCGCCCGCCGCGCCGGGATCCCGCATGCCGCCACCATCAAGCCCCACACGCTGCGACACCAGTTCATCACCGACAACCTCGCCAACGGCGTCCCACTCCAAGACGTCCAGGACGCCGTCTCCCACTCCGACCCGCGCACCACCCAGCGGTACAACCGACGCCGACGTCAACTCGACAACCACCCCGCCTACGCCCTCGCCGCCAAGCTGGCGGCGAGGCTGTCACCTGAGGAGAACACCGATGAGCCGCAGGACCGTTGAGATCGCACAAGGCGTGTACGCCGTCGTAGAGCCGGTGGACGAGGAGGAGTACGAGGTCGCCGGGGCCGGAACGCTGATCCGGCTCAAGGTGGTGGAGATCCTCGCCGCGAAGGCGGACATTCGGGAGGAGTAGCCGCCCACCCCGTGCCACACTGGCCATGCCTCGCCAGGTCCCCCCGTCCTGGCGGGTCTCACTTTTTGCCCCGGCGCCCATGAGTTTCCGGCGCCTCGGTCTGTCATGCTGGAGACGGCCCACTCGTCTGTCGCTGGCTACAGCGTCACCCGGTCTCCGGTGTAGCCGGGCGGGCTGCGGTGGCACGGTCCCTTGGGGGCCGTCGGCCGGCTGCCGTCGTGCTGGTGTCGCGAACCAGCGTCTTGCGCCCGCCCTCGTTGGGGCGGGCGCTTGTTCGTTGCCCTAATCTACCCGCCGCTGCCGAGCGCCTTGTCTGGCGCGCAGAATTCGCAGGCGAGGAAGAACCGGCCGTCTTTGGCGAGGGCGGTGCGGGCGTCGTCGGCGCTGATGGACCGGGTGTCGCGCTCGGGCATGGTGCAGTCGGCTCGGTGGACGATGGCGCCGAGGGGGTGGTCGTCGCGGATCTTCTTCTCGACGACGTAGCCGACCGGTGCGTCCTACTGCTCAAGGTCGCGGATCTTCCGCCGGGTGTCGTGCAGTTGCCAGTCAAGCCACGCTTCGAGCGTGCGGAGTTTGGCGAGGCGCTCGGCGGACGTAAGATCGGACATGTGTTCGAGTCTATGGGTGGCGCCGTCGAGGAGCATCCCGGGGGCCTGCCCGACCGCTTCCGCGTCACGCTGGCCGCCGCCGGGCGCGAGGTGATGAACGGCTGGTGGGCGTCCGAGGAGACTGCCCGCAGCAAATTCCGGGACTGGATCGGCGAACACGGCAGCCGACCAGGCGCCCGCATCACCCTCGTCGACGAAGAGACCGACACGACGTTGACGACCTGGCCGGACGAGGCGTAGCGGTCTGCCATGCTGCGAGGATGAACGTCCGCCCGTACCCGTCCCGCAACCGTGCACTGCGGCAGATCATGCGCCGCCATCGCAACGAGCTCCCGCCCGGCCCGCTACTCCGCGCCGTACAGCCCGGCGGGCGCGAAGCCGGCGAGCGGATGCGGGAGGCTTTCGCCGCAACCCCCAGTGCCGGCGCATACGTCCTGTCGACGCGACGTCTCAGCGTTGTCAGCGGCGGCTCGTAGACTGATCGGAACATCCGACAGCGAGACCAGTCGGGTTTGCTGCACCCCGTCCGAGCGTGGAACCCCGGGCGGGGTGCGCTGCTCTAAGGAGAGCGCCGTGAGCATCGAGATCAGGTTCGTGGGCGGCCCTGCTGACGGCCGAACCTTCGCGATCCCAGACGAGACGCCTCCGTGGCTCTATTTCATCCCGCTCGCGCCGTCGCTCGCGGACTTGTTGTCCAGTTCGCTGGAGCCGAGTCCGATCCAGAAGGCCGAGTACGAGCCGCGGCTGGAGCGTGGGCGACCATATCGGGCAGACGACGGGGCATACCTCTACGATCATCGGACGATGCCGCTGACGCCGGAACAGCGGACTGCCCTGGCCGAGGGGCGCCGGGAGGCGGAGGCTGCCGAAGAGCGGCGTGCCGCCGAGCTGGACGCCGCATGGCGGGAGGTCCGCAAAGAGCGGCCGGACTTTCCCGAGGACTGGCGCGACGCCTTCTAGTCGGCCGTTTCTGCGTGCCGCACGATCCGCTTGAGCCCCGTCTCGGCGGTGTACCGGTCGACTCCGACTTCGGCCGCGAACTCGGTGAGCCGCGCCTGTACGGCTCGCGCGGTGTCGACGGTCAACCGTCCGGCCTGGATCTCCTCCCAGGCGCGGACTTCCAGGGCGAGCAGGTCGGGAGGGAAGTCGATGGTGGCCACCGGGGGATCCTAAGCCGCCGTCGTCACGTCCCCGCGTTCGACCTGGCGCAGCTCGGCCAGGAGCAGCCGGTATTCCTCTCGCTGCTCATCCGTCAGCCGCGCATCCCGGTGTGCGAACAGGGCGCGGATACGCGCGTTCAACTCCGCAGCAGACCGCGCGGAGCCAGCGGGTGGGGGAGTGGGGGACATGACGAACAGTCTAGGCGGCGGGTCTGACAGGGCGTTTACTCGGCGGGCGGCTGACCCACATAGGTGCCGCGTCCCTGGACCTTCCACACGGCCCGCTCGTCAACGAGTACGTCAAGCGCGCGCCGCACCGTCGACCGGGCGATCCCGTACTCCTGCACCAGCCGCGTCTCGGACGCGATCGGCCGACCCTCCGCCCAGTCCCCGCGCGCGATCCGTGCCTTCAGGATCTCGGCGAGCTGCCGGTACGGCGTGACAGGGCCCTCGTGATCAATCTCCGCATCGGGATCAGTCGCCATGATCCGAAGCTAGACAGGCCGCCACCTGTCAGCATCTTGGGCTACGTATCGAGACGTCGCGAGACATACCGATACAAGCACCGCTAGCCTGCACCTACATAAGAGCTCCCGAGGCGCTTGGGCCAGCACCCCGGGAGCAGCCGACGATCGGAGCGTCGACATGCAGCAGCCTACGGACAGAAACCCCATCCACCAGACCCTCAACGACCTCATCGACGAAGGCTTCGCAGCACCGGGCGTCCTACCCACACACGAACGCTGCGTCGAACTCAACCGGTACCTACGGGCAGCTATAGGGGATCTCAGCCTCCAAGCCCGAGAGGAAGCCGGACAGCACGACGAACGCAGCCGCGACTGGTACCGGCTGCACAACCTCATCCGCGACGCCGACATCGTCCTCGCGAGAGACCTCGGCACCGGGCTGCTCTCCGCCGCGATACACGTCAGTGCGCTCGCCCGACAAGCCCGCGCCCTCTCCAACGGCGTCGCCAGCCACTGACGGTCTAGGTGGCGACACGAGTCAATGGCCAGAGCTTCAGCGGCGGGTGAGATCTTCACATGGGACACACAGGTCCCGCGCAGATATATGCATTCGACACCTTCCGCTACCAACGGTTCTCATATTGACTCGGATTCAATCGGGCAGGCCGAAGGGGATGCGGCTACCCGTTGAGGAGGTCGGTGACGTGTACGCGCAGGGCGTGGGCCAGCAGGAGCAGATCGGCGTAGCGCGGGTCGGTGACCGCGTTCTCGTATCGCTGAATGGTCCTCCGTTCGACCCCCATCCGGTCCGCTAGTTGATCCTGGGTCAGTTCGGCGGCGCGTCTGAGGTCTCCGATCCGATGGCCGAGGGTGATCTGTTTGGCGCGGACCCAGTCGGGTCTGTCGTTGCGGCGGGCTGGCACCCGGTAAACGCTGTGAGCGCAGCGATCTTGTGTCAGTACCTAAACTGTCGCTTTCGCCCGTCCGCTCCGGACCACAGCCCTGCGGCTGCCTGGCATATGCCGTAGGGCCACAGGTAGTGTCCAAGAATCGAACATACATTCACTCGAAAGAGCGAACAACCGCTGGCCTGCGCATTCCGTTGACCCAACCGGGAATCAGGGACGCACCCCCCACCCGGCCGGCCCATACAACGGGAGACAGCATGGAACGCCAGCAGATCCTCGACCTCTACGACTGGGCCGACGGCGTCTGCTTCCGGCATCCCGGCAAGGGAGAGGTCCCCACTGCCGCAGTCGGTGTCATCCATCCTCGGGAAGACGATGAGCGAGAAGTCCGCGCCTGCGCCGACTGCGTCCTGGCGATGGAGGACATGAGGCGGGAAGAGGCGGCCCGCTCGGGTAGCGGCTACGAACCGGGCCATCTCGGCGAAGTCCTGGAGCGGTAGAGACCCCCTGGTGACGTGCCGTCTCTGGGGCGATTTCTGGGGAGGATCTGGGGAGTGATCTTCGGCGGGGAGCCGCCGGGGAGGATCGCGAACCTCGAACGCCCTCTAATTCCCTCGAAGTCGCTCAACATATCTCTGCATGTCAGAGGCCTAGTGCGGACGTTGACCCGTGGGGCGACAGGTTATGTCTGATTCGCCCAACGCATGAAGCCACTACACGCTCAACTGGCGTTCCATGCTGGCCCGGGGGATCGCCGTGGTCGGTCCGACGGTCCAACTGGAGCTGGACGTGCAGGCGATGTACAGGACGCACGGCACGCCGACGCCGCCGGAATAGCCAAGAAGTCTGCCGGGAGTCCCTGAACATTTTCTTCCGAGTGACCCCTTCGTGGTGTGGGCATGCCAATCTGGCCGAGCGCCTTTCCCCAGGGCGTCATTCGATCAGGAGGCCCCGTGACCAGACATGTCCGCACCCGCAGAGCCTCGCTCGTCCTCGGCAGCGCGGTCGCGCTGGTCGTCGCCCTTCCCGGTACCGCCCTCGCCGACCCGCCCGGCGCCCTGCCCGCCAACGCGGACAGCACCGAGCAGACGTACCAGCCGGCCTACGACTACGACACGGACGGCTGCTACTCCAGCGCCGCCATCGGCCCCACGGGCACCCTCAACGGTGGCCTCAAGCCGTCCGGCGCCCTCAACGGGCAGTGCAGGACCGCCGCTCACCTCGACAACACCAACGGCTACGCCCGCTACAAGTGCAACAACGGCTGGTGCGCGATCATCTACGGCCTCTACTTCGAGAAGGACCAGGCCGTCGCGGGCAGCGGTATTGGCGGGCACCGGCACGACTGGGAGCACGTGGTGGTGTGGGTGCGGGACGGCGTGGCGCAGTATGTCTCGACGTCCAACCACGGCGGCTTCACCGTCCACAACCGGGACGAGGTCCGCTGGGACGGCACGCACCCCAAGATCGTCTATCACAAGGACGGCATCAGGACGCACTGCTTCCGCCTCGCGGGCAGCAACGACGAGCCGCCGGAGAACCACAAGGGGACCTGGCAGTTCCCGGCGCTCGTCGGCTGGAACGGCTACCCGTCAGGCGTCCGCGACAAGTTGACCTCCGCCGACTGGGGCAGCGCCAACTTCGGCCTCAAGGACGGCAACTTCAACTCCCACCTGGCGAAGGCCATGCCGGCGGGCATCACGTTCGACCCGAACGCCTGACACCGCTCCGCTCACTCGCAGCCGACGCCGTCGCCGTCCCGGTCGAGATGGGGTGCGTAGCCGGGATCACCGACATGCACCGGGGCGGCTCCGGCCGCGCGGGCCGCCGCGCAGTTCTGGTAGTACACGTCGCCGCCACCGGAGCCCCCGTCCGATCCGGAGCCCCCGTCTGATCCGCCGTCGGATCCGGTGACGGCGTCCACCGCCGGTTCGGCCGTCACGGTCCTCGTCGCCCGCACGGTGACCGTGGCGGCGGGTTCGGGCGTGGCGGTAGCAGTGACCGTGGCGGTCGCAGTGGCGGTGACGGTCGCGGTCGGCCGTGGGTCGGCGGAAGCCGGGTCCTTCCCGTCCTTCTGGCCGCCGCCACCGGTGGCGGCGCCGATGACGAACGCGAGCCCGATGGCGGGCAGCACGAATCTCTTACGCGCCCATCTCGGGCCCTGCCGGTCCGGTGCCGGGCTCGGTTGCGGAGTCTGGGGCGGGTTGCCGGGAGTGTTGTACGGGTTGCTCAT